CATGCTATATCTTCACTTTTTTCAGCCTTAACCCACTTATTGAAAGGTCTTTTCTTGGACCTAACTATATTTAGTAAATAGTCACTTTGCAGTTTCTTGTCTAGGAGAGCCCTACGATTCATTTCATTGGCGTACATGATACAGTCCTTGTGATAGGAAAGCGCACGATTCACCAGAAATGGTTCATAGGATTTCTCTGTAACATCATCTACAATCAACTGCTTTTTACCTTGCAGGATCTCATTTACATATTCAAAAGGATTCATTATAGTTAAAAATTGGTAAAAAATATTTGGAATTCTGGATAAAATTTCTTTTAAGTTTTATTTCCAGGCGAGTTTTACTTTTATAAATTTTAATGTCTGCGAAATCATAGTCTATAAGAGAGTTTATTTTCATATAATGTTTTGATAAAATGTAATTGTCATCGGAATATAAAACTATATCTCCAGTTGGTTTAAAACCACAGATAGAACAATCCATAGAATTTTTATCTCTAACTATAATCAATAAACGATAGTCTTTTACAGAACAAACTTTATCTTGCCAGCCATCTACAAATAGTGACCAAAGAGAATTGGAATTATTATCATAAAAATATGAAGATGTGGTTTCTTTAAACGTCTGATATAAACTTGCTTCTGTTGTGTGTGACCCATCTAATATACTTATAGATTTAACATCACAACCTACATTATTATAACTTACATCAACAATTGAGTTGCCAGCACCTGACCAAATGGAATTCTCCAAACTTTCACAAACAACATATTCCCATATTTCTTTTCCTAAACTTAATGGATATCCTTTGTCTAAATATTTTTTCAAAGGTTGAATTATATTAGATATTTCGGTTTGGAATATTTCTTGAAATCTTTTTCCCAAAAATTCTTTAAGTTCTAAACTTTGCATAGGAATAAGAAAAGTTTTTTCTTCAATTTTTTCGCCGAATACATTAATCATCACATAAGCATTCTAATCAAACCAATCGTATCAATCGTAGTCAACAATAGGTAGTTAGCCAGCATGCCAAAAGATTTCCTAGTCCAAGAAGCCCAAGCATAGATAGCACAGCCAGTAATCCAAATAGGATATAGAGCCAAGAGGGGAGGAGTTGGTACGGTAAGTGCCATAGTAATACTACACCCAATACTAATAGCCCAGGCAAGCAACTCAGCAACAAAACGAATACGATTAGAACGGTAGTCATCTTTGATCCAATCAAATGTGGGCTTAAATAAATCTAATATCATAGATTTTCCGATTCAAGTTTAACATCATGGTGGTGTTTTAGTTTCAAGTATGCATTGAAAACAGACTTAGGCACGATGCCGTCTCCATACTGGTATGTAATCTGCTCAATCGCTTTAACTAATTCCCGAGAATATTTAATCTCAGTGGCTGTTCCAATTGGATGTACTTCAAAATCACTCATACAAACTCCACGCTTACCATAAGTTCAGTCAAACAAGCAACGGTGTTAATCTCAGCATCAGCAACGAATGCTTGCTTGTATTGATAGTCGGCTAGAATAATAACCGCTTGAGGTATGCTTTGTGGTTGCAATACTTCATAAAGACTATCATACAGTTTGCGATACAATGTTGCGGCATCAAAATCAGCAGTAGCAACCCATTTACGAATTGCACCAAAGTCTTTGTTCTTCAAGTGCTTGGTGATTTCTGCAATTGATATATCACCAATCTGTGCGAGAATACCAACATCAATCTTACCAAACTGTGAGTAGCGTTGCAACTCATTCAAGATACGCCGAAAGTCTGGAAAGTGTTTCTTGATTAACTCAGCAATTACCTTGTCTTCATACTCAACATTTTCACTTTGCAAAATTGACTGGATGCGCTTGAAAAACTGCCCAGCCATCTTTGTCTTTTCATCATTCTTTAATGTAAAGTCAACAACTGCACACCGACTATGTAGTGGGTCAATGATACGATTTTTGAAATTACATGTAAAGATGAAAGAACAGTTAGATGCAAATTCTTCCATTGCATTACGCAAAGCTGGCTGGGTTGAGTTTGGATTTAGATAGTCAGCTTCATCAATGATGATAACTTTACGCCCGCCAGTGAATGACATTGACGAGGCAAAGTCTTTAATCTTGGTACGAAAAACATCAATACCCGATTCATCTGAACCGTTAATCATAATATAATCAGCATCAATCTGATTACACATTGCTTTCGCAACAGTAGTCTTTCCTACACCTGCACCGCCAGACAGCAACAGGTGTGGAATCTTTTCTGAATTTACATATTCTTGAAACGGCGTCTTCAAGCGTTCCGGTAGAATACACTCCTCAATAGTCTTGGGGCGGTGTGCTTCCGTCCACAATAAATGTTGCATAAAAACTCCATAATAAAAAATTCAAAAAAATCAACCTTCGCTGGTCGAGCCAAGTTCAGTAGCAACCCAATATTGCAATGGCTTTGTGGTGTTCTTAAAGTGTGCGATACCTTTAAAAGAAATAGAAACTTCATACTCACCTGGGATCATTTTCATGTTCTCAGTTTTGAAAAGCATCTTGTATTTCTTTCCATTGCCAGGAGCAACTTCAAGTTGATTAGTGTGTGTGGATGTGTTTTTGTCATCAAGTGCAGCCACAGAAACTTTGTCGCCATCTGATGTTACTGCAATGTGTGGTGTACCAAGAACGGATGAGGAACGCAAAATAAATTCTAGATCCGCTTGCTTAAGGGTGAATGTTACTTCTGCATCTGGCATTTTAACAGATTTATCGGATGCATTCTTAATCATAGTAGCATCACAAATTCGATATGTGATTTTACTACGACCAGTATTGTCATTGATAACAGCCGATTTAGTTGCGGTATCAATTTGAAGTTGCGAATTATCCTGATGCAATCCTAGGACTGCGAGGAATTTGTTCAAGTCATAGATACCAAAATCTTCATCAATCGTTTCGGTGATTGTGGTTTCAGCCAATACTTGTTTCTGTGCGTCACAAGTACGCAATACATTACCCTTTCGGAACATAATTCCATCGTTGATAGATGCAAAGTTTTTTAATACCGTTAGTGTGTCTTTAGACAGTTTCATTTTGTTTACCTTTGTTCAAAAAAATTTCGTCATCGCCAGTATACTCTTTTTCATCAAGATTGTCAATCAATTCTTGCATACTGGAAATAGTTTTTGGCTGTATGTAGGAAGAATTTTGCCCAAACACAACCATTTTGTTTAAGTCATGCAAAGAAGAAATGGCTGGCAAAGCGCCATACAATTTCACTTTGATATTGTTGCTCGATGCGCCACCAAAATATGCTTGCGAGAGAGCCTTCAGTTGAAAGTCCCATTTGCTGGAGAATTCTTCTAGTCGTTTGATATAGCAATGTGTGATATCACTGCCAGTCAAAATTCCGGTGTGTACAACAACACGGATTTCTTTTCCTGAATATTCAATTGCTAAGTGGCTTGCAGTTGATACTGCTTTGTAAACGTATTCCGAAGAAATGACATAGTAAAGAACATCTTTTTCTTTCGTTGTCTGAAAGACAACTTGCTTTTTAGGAATGTTATAGAAACCGTGGCGACCCATCCAACGTTTAACATCGAAGGTTTTGTTCCATGCAAGAATAGTTCCGTAAACTTTATCTTCAAATTGATTGTAGATTCGATAGGCTAATGTTTCACGTTTAGCTTTAGAGAAACAACCTTTGCCAGCGCATTGATTGATACGGGCTGCAATTTCCAAAATGTCGTGTTTGATCCAACCCATTTGAATTGCATAAACACATTCATTGAATACATCTTCAAGGCTCAAATCGCCAGCCGGGTCGTGATTAGAGTTTGCTCGGAGACCAAAAACGGAAGCATCCGATTCGGTGTCAACGCTATACACATCAACAATCAAATTTTGAAAACCCAAATCTGAAAGAATACCTTTACGTGTTCGCCCGTTCAAAGGAACAAGTCGACCATCAGGCAACAAACGAACTGCAACAGGAGGATGCTTTAGTTTAAATCCATATTCAACGATATCTTGTTTGATTTCTTTGTACTTTGGATTACCACCACCTTTTCTTGCCATTTGAGTATTTTCAAACTCGGATTCCCAAGAAACATCCTTCATATCAACCAGCAGTCTGGAAACATATTTCGCAGTCTTTGGCAATTCTTCACCATAAAATTCTGGGAAGGCTTCTTTAATAACTAGTTTTTTAGAAACATTCAGATGCTGTTCCGTAAATTTTTTAGTTGTCAAAACATCAACACTAATTTCGTTGCTCATAATATAATTACCTCATCAAGTTAAGTTACATGTATCATATCATGGATACATGTGCAAGTCAATCAATTCTGTTGTTTATTCCCCACTATCCAAAGAATATTTAACATCATGTTCATATAGGAATGATAAGCAACACATAGCATGGGCTAGGTGATGTATACCTGATTCTGGGTCTAGTTTCTCACCCATTTTCCATGCCCATAGATGGCGTTCCAGTGCATCAAAGTATCTGCGTTTGGAATCGGGAACTCTTTTCCAGTTATCTCTCTCATATTTCTGAGCACCGAAAGTGAGAACCCGTACCATTTCTTGTTGAGCAAGAGGCGGAATCAAACCATATTCTAGTTTGTTTCCGTCAAACTTACGACCGCCTGTAGTTGCAGTCTGTGATGCTTTGATATCATCAGGTTTTGGCGGCAACCAAGTTGTCATTATAGTTTTCCTGTCAATTCAGCAATCTTAGATAGGTTACCCGTGAAAGGATATGTACCGATATGTTGTGTCTTCATCCATGGGCACAAGAAGATAGAACCTCCAGTTTTACGCCATAGTTGACAAAACATATAGTCTTCACTTAGGTATCTTTCAGAACCACCACCTGTTGCGCTATCAAGTGTGTCAATCACGGTATCAAAATACGCATGAATGTACCTTGAACCATCAAAGTGTGCTTGCCCAACGTGGTCAGGTTTGTAACGCAATTGAGGATATTTTTCTTCCAAGATTGGAAATACTTCTCGCTTGACCATCATGTAGCCAGTACCAATCTCCAAAACTTCTAGAGGTTCAGTCACGGAGAATTGTTGAGTGCCTTTAACAACGTTAAACACATAATCGCCAACAAGATTTTCCAACTCTTGAGGTGCTAAGTCTGGATGTTTACGTGCGGCCAGTGCGATGTTGTTCCAGTTGATAGCCTTCTTGGGATAAGGACCACCAATAACATCTTTATCAAGTGCTAGAAGTGCGACTACATCTTGTGGATTATAGTGAACATCAGAATCAATAAACAATAGATGGGTACAATCGGAGCGGAGAAATTCATCTACCAAATAATTTCTAGCCCGGGTGATTAATGATTCATTGAACAAAAACGAAAATCGTGTTTCAACTCCATATTTGGACATGAGTGCTTGTAAGTCAAGACTAGCCTTAACATACATGCCGTGTGCCATGCCACCATACATTGGTGTCGCAACAAACAATTTATGCTTCTTCAAGTCTTCAATTTTAACTTTTATTTCCATAATTTATCCATAAAAAAAAGAGGATGCGATACAAGTATATATCACATCCTTCTTAGCATTAGCCTAGAAATCAGGCGAAAGTGCTAACGCCCTTTGCACGTAGGGCTTTGATGCCTTCTGCAACCATGCGCTTGGTTGGCTGACCAAGGCGGTAGAAGGAGATTTTACGACCATTAGCAAG